ATGGGCCGCTCTGTGCAGAGATAGAAGCCACATGAACCGGGCCAGTGATACCTGTACCACGGATACGAGCGCCAACTACCAATGTGCCAAACACGTTGTCCATCACCACTGTGGTAGAAGCTGAAACCGCACCGTTAACATCAGCCGTAACGTGGTTAACTGCTGTTGTGCTTGATGTGCCGCGTGTACAACCTGTCAGGGTGTTTGTGCCGTCAAAGTTGAGCAGTGTGTCGTCAGCAAGTGTAACGGCTGTGTCCAGAATAATTGCGTTCTGTGTGGTTACTGTCAGAACTTTTACTGTGCCGCTGATACCTGTACCTGTAACAATCATACCAACAGTAATTGTGCCGTTATTGCCATCCAAAACCACGTTAGGTGATGCAGTGACCGCTCCGTCAACATCAGCGTTAGCGGTGCCATCTTTACCTGTGTAGGTGATGGTCTCGTCATCAATCACGATAGTGCCTGATGTCGGGAATGCTTCTGCGTCTGTAATCTGAATTTCAGTGTCTGCTGTACCAATACCACGAGCCAGTGTAGTGGTTGACTGTTTCCAGTCTGCCGCTACAACGCGCTTGCGGGTATAGTTAGCGTCATCAGTGTCAACCTGAACCTCTGTTACGGTTCCTGTTTCTACATCAGTGATTGCTGTTGCTAGGCCGACATAAAGGTTATTACCCGGCGAAGCAAAGGAGAGTGAATCACCCTTGAACAGATAGTCAAGGATCCGTCTCTCCAGATAGGTGGTTGCTGCATTTGATGTTGCCATCGTCTTTTACTCCTGTTTATGTGCGTGGCCTATCAGGTAGACCTCTCCTGTAGGCATCGCTATTCTCTCTAGCTTCAGCCAAATCCTTTAAGCGTTGTATTTCTTGCGCGAACCGCTGCTCATACAACTGCAACATGTCCTGCTCACCTTTCATGTAAGTATACGCTTCAACAAGCGAACCGTAAAGAAGAGCATTCGGGGCATTCTCACTAAGCCACGTTGTGCCAGATGCCGCTCCTGCGGTGATGCTGGCTGGACGATAGTAATAATGTAGTTCTACGTCATAGGCTAAGTCTGGAGTTGGGCCAACAATGAAGTTGCCGACATCAAAAACGCTATAATACTTAGGTGTAGTATTTATACCTGCGTCAACAGCATACTGCTGCACAAAATTAACGTCCTTGTTTTCAAGAAACTCTTTATAGTTCGTAGTGATGATCTGAAACGAAAACGGCGCTAGATAGTCCGTAGGCACACTAAGATATGGATCACCTACAGTAAGCTGCGCGGTAGCGTTCTTGCGAAATAACTCAAGATCAACAAGCGTAAAGATACGGTCTTCTGCACCGCGAATGAATACCGGCAGGTTTGTTACAAAGGATGTCTCAGAGTTTTCTGTGAAATCCTGTATTGCTGTTTCTAGCTGTGCGTATGTAAAGCTCATTTAACTCACCAAAGTTACCGGCCCCGCGGTCGCATTTTGACCGCCGCCTCGTGTGTTACCGGCTGCCGCTGTTCCCGTGGCGACCGTAAATGTGTATCTGTCTGCGGTGGCAACGGTGATAGAATACCCCGAAGCATTTTCCAAAACCGATTTAGTAAACCCATCAAAACCTTGTACCTCCCTAAAACGCACAATATCTGCTGTAGACCGCCCATGTGATGGCTCATACACCGTAATCGTTTGTGTTCCCGCAACTCCGCTAGTAAAGGGGTTATACGACAAAAGTCTAGCCGTTTGCGGTTCTACCCTATCTGGTCGAGCATCTTTTAACGCCTGCGGGTCTACAGTACGGGGGCGCGGCTCTAGCTGCTTATGCTTGGGCTCATATTCGTCGCGACCTACTAAAAGGCCGTTCCACTCCCTACGCATATCCCGGTAACGATAACGTAGCCCGGAACGGTCTGAAATAGCAAAAGCGTTTTTTCCTACCGCAAACTTGCCCATTACCCCGCCCTAAAATACTCATACTGAGGTACTACGTTAAAGGAGGCTCTGTCCCGATCTTCAGACATTGCCCGCTCAAACTCTTCCTCATATACTGCTTTTAACAACTGAACCCGGTTAGGGGCGCGTTTAATCGAAATGTAATAAGCTAATCCCGCAGCTAAACAAGGGTAAAACCTAAACGGTACTTCCATTGTGTTTACGGAATTAGCGGCGTCATCCATCCGGGTCAGTGCGTCATAGTAAACAACGTCAGTGCTGTTGTCCGGTATCGGCCACAATTTTAGTTCCGGGCTTATCTGACGATCTAGAAAAAACTGAGACGGTCTGCCTTCCGTTGTTTTTGTAGGAATGTTTAGATAGTCGGCGCGACTAATTCTTTCCAAAGTGTAGTCAGTGCCGCTACGGCGTACCACTACTGACAAAATGTCGATTACATCGTTAGTAAGCGTATAGTTTCCTGTGCCCGAAACCAGCGCTTGACTGCGCTGCGTAATAGTCCACTGGTTTAACCCCCTGTTTGCCCACTCTGCAAGCATGAGGTTGAGCGAACGCCGCGCAGATTTGAGGTCGTATCCAGTACGAACCTCTAACCCACAACGCTCAAACGCCTCCTCGATGTAGTCGGCGACATCTAGCTCAAAAATTCTGGTTCCGGAAACGGCCATCTTATGTCTTCTTCACCATCCCGCCGCCGCGCATCTTCTTAACCATTCCGCCACCGCGCATCTTTTTAACCATTCCACCACCGCGCATTTTCTTTACGGTGCCTGTTTTCTTAACCATCTTACGAGGTTTCATCGCCATGTTTTAATCTCCTATATAACTTGGCTCGTTTATTAAATATAGCCTCTGCATCATACTCTGCTAGATAATTGTCATAATAACCTTTTTCCGCTAGTTTGTCTGCGGATTCTTGCAACTTAGACAACCGCTGCACAAAAACTAGCGCGTACTCGTCGTCAACCATCTGCATAAAAGAATGATCATCAATAAAATCGTTCGCTTCATCGTAAGGGTGAAAGCCCATTACCCAAACATCTTTATTTATAAAAATACCCGCAGAAATAGCGTCGTTTAAGCTATCTAAGTAATTGTGAAAAGCGTCTGAGCTTTTTTCAAAGTTCATGTCTACAATTACACATAAATCAAAAACATCTTCCCATTGAGATATGGTGCTGTAAAGGCATTGATAGCTGTCCTCGTATTTAAACAAGATAGCTACCTTGTTTTCCTGCCACGCTTTTTGCGCGTAAGGGCAAGCCGGGAGATTGTTATAAAACGGGTTTGGCTTCTGAAGCGTGTGCTCAGACCAAGCGATAATTTCTTCGCAAATCTCTTTTTCTTTGTCTATGTAAAAAGCTAGAGAACTCATGCTTGCGATACCGATCCTTTTGTGCGTTTACGCCGGTTAGACATTACTACGCCGCAGCCGCGAGCTACAGCAGTGCCCGATACACGCTTTCCGTTAAACGGGCGTTTAGGGGTCGTTACTGCGCCGCCAAGGGCCATTTTCTTTACTTTGGCAGCCTTAGTGTTTGCCACAACCTGCTTTCCTTTAGCTCCTTCACGCTTCTTTTTACGCGCTGTCGAAGCGCGTTCAGACTTGCTAAGACTTTGAGCTTTACGTCTAGGCAGGCAACGGTCAGGGTTACGCTTATCTTTTGACGTACCACATGCGCCCGAAATGTTGCCCGAGCTATCAATTCTGACCCAATCCTCATCTAACCACTCCTGTAATTTACCCATTACTTACCCTTTCGCTTGCCGCCTTTTGATTTTTTGGCGTAATTAGGGTCTTTGCAATATTTTGATGCCGCAAGGTTTGCATAGGCGCTTGGATAGGTATCAAACGTGCGCTTGGCCCACGCTTTTCCTTCCGGGCAAATTTTGCTGCCTTTTGACTTTGCGGGCGCGTTTTTTGATTTTCGCGAATAAGCCATTAGAACATCTTTTGAACTACCGCTGCGCCAATAATTAAAATAGCTATCCCCCAAAGCCGCAGGTCTAGGGTTTCTAGCTGTTTTTCTATTTTAGCGTACCGACGATTACACTCATCTTCATGCTTTTCTAAAAGCTTTAATACTTCTTCTACTTTCATTTTACCACGCCTTACAGGACCAATATCTTGCGCTAAATTTGTCTTTGGCAGTATCGCATGAATGTCTTGATCTAAAATTTGATCTACGTGCCGGTTGATCTTTTTTAATAGACATATTGGGATCCCCAAACCTGACCAGCTTAATTTCGCTGCCTTTTTTAGCCAAGACGGCACTTTTCTTTGATTTTCCCGGAGTGCGCTTTGGCTTGTTATATCCAGCAAAGGTCTCTCCTCTATATTTGATTTTTCCAGAGGGGGTTCTAGTTACGTTTTTTACTGTCGCCATAGTTCCTCACTTAAAGAAAAACGTCATGCTTGTAACATTAGTAAACGTGGCATGAATGTCGGTGTTAAACCTTACGCCTTCCTCTCCAATCTGAAGGTCACCGGTAGAGTTTGAATGAAAGTCTAAAGAAAAAACGACAGCGCCGGTAGCACCGCCGTCTCTCAGTACAACCCCACCGGTAGACCCCGCAGTATGGTAATGGATACAAACTAACCGGCGAGGGCCACTTGCCACAGTTCCTGTGGCGGTAACATAACTTGCTTTAATGTCAGACCCAGCCATCAAATCGTTCCTTAATTATAAAACACGGTCACAGCAGTACACGCGGTAAAAACAGATACATAAATATCTGATACCCGGATACCTTCTGCGGGAATGTTTACTGAGTGTGAGTCAGACGCAAGAAAGTCCAAATCAAGCACCGTCGCGCCACCATTACCGTCGGTAATGGTCAAACGAGGAGTACCTGTTGTGGTCAAAACCTGTATCTGACGAATACGCGCGGGGCCAACACCGGCGGAGCCAGTGGCAGCTAAACGCTTTGCTTTTAAGTCAGAACCAGCCATAACAACCCCCTATTAAGCGGCTGCTACTGCGCCAGTGTCTACACGAATCCAGTTAGTGCCATCAGAGAATACTAGGTTGCCTGTTCCGGCAGCAGCGCCCTCAGCCGCTTTACGGCAGTCTGGTGAAAACACAATTGCGCCGAGATTTGCGGCAGAAGCTGCGGGAAGCGCACCAACATCTAAGATGCCTAAAGTGATAAGGCTGTAGTCAACATTGCCTGATGCGTTGTTGATTTGAAACCCACGTTGCGAAACAACGGGGCCGGTAAAGGTGGTAGTAGCCATGTGGAACTCCTGTCGTGGCTAGTGTCAGCCGCCCAATGCGGCTGTCAGAGATAACTTACTATACAACAAAAAAGGGCGGCATGGAAGCCGCCCTTTCGTATTCAAGTTTAATTGACTTATGCGCCCGGTGAACCGAACACGGCCCGCCAGTCTGAAACACCGAAGCTGTAACGCTCACGTGCTTTAAACCGCATGTTGCCTGTGTCAAAGTCGCCTTCCATCGCAGTTTTGATGGCCGCACGGTTAAAGTATTTGAAACCGTTAGGAGCATCAGTTTTGATGAAGAAAGCATCGGTATCAGTCAGGAAGTGGTTAACCACTGCCCCTTCTGGGATCATACCCATGTTCTTCATTGCGTTTGCATCATTGTCCGCAGTGGCTGGACGAAGGTTTGAGTTGAGCACCCGCTCTGCAATGAATTGCAGTTCTTTCGGGATGATCAGCTTTGTGCCACGAACAGCAATCTTCAGACCACGCTCATCAGTCAAGCCAGCAATGTCGATCAGCATTTGCTCAAGAGAAGTCTCGTTGAGGTCTGCTGCAACAGCAAGCTGGTTGCGCTGGTTGCCTGAGAGTGAAGGGTGAGCAGAAGAGCAAAGTGCCGCACCATCGCCAACAGGGTTAGCTGTGTTGAACGCGTTGTTCAGGATTGACGAAGCTTTGATCTGCTTTGTCTGGGCCATTGAACGGGCCAGAGCTTTGGTGTAGCGAGATGCCAGACGGTCGTACAAGTTGTCCTCGATTGCTTCCTCAGTGATTGAGAAAGCCAGAGCGATTGTCTCATGTGTGTACCGTGCTGTGTAGGTCTCTTGAGCAGCGTCAAAGTTGATGGCAGTGCCTTCGCCTTTAACAGGTGCTGTTGAGAAACCACCGAGCATCACTTCTTCTTCAAATGCACGATCTGATGACTCTTCGTCGAAGATTTCAGAGTGTTCATTTTCGTAACGATCGTACTCAAGGCCGAACAAGGCATTTAGGCCGGGCTCAAGCTCTTTCGCTAGTTGTGCGCGAGAAATAGCCATTTTCTATCCCCTCCTTAAACGCCCGTTGAAGTCGCAGTAGTCTGCGAGTCAAAGCGGCTTGTGTTGGCGTTGTAATGTGCGTTCAACCGGACAATCATCGGAATACCAGCAGCAGTGTAATCGCTGTTAGCTTCGTCATCCATGATTCCCACAATCCGCAACGGCAGAGTAGCCGTAACATTGATTGAAGACACGCTAAGTGCACCATTTGCGCTACCGTTGTCGGTAGAGCCGGTGCGGGCTGATGTGCCCAAAGACGCGTTAGCAAAAACGGCTAACCGTGCTGTTGCACGGTCAGTCAGTGATGCGTCAGAAGCAACTTTGAACAACTGGTTCGGGTTGTCAGCAACAAACGCCTTTACAGGGTAGTTGGTGTCAACACTTACTGAACCAGCACCCGGCCAATAGTTTAGCCATACTGGCTTCTTCTGGACCGAGTCGTGGTATTGAATTCCCATCAGGACGCCCAATGCTGGTGTTGTGCCGCCGCTTGTCGCGCCAGCATAATCAATTACGCCTGCTGCTGTCGGTGTGACAATAGCGTATTGAAAAATTGCATTGGCGTTGGCAGCAGCAATCTCGTACTCGGTTACACCGGTAGAGTTTACGCCACTTCCAACTAGCCCGATAGGACGTAGGCCGTAGGCAGATTCTTGGTTTGCCATTTGATCTTACTCCTAATCAGGGCGACCCTTATCTCTGTGGGCCGCCAAAAGTTACACGAGATTGACGATCGGGTTTATTGATCGTCATACTAGAATGAGCGTTCTCTCTCATCATGTCAGAGTCAACTGCCTGCATCTGGTCGGCACTCCGCTGTGCAAAGTATTCCGTCCGTTCTGCGACTGTTTCCAATGGAATGCGAGCCAGAACTAGGCCGCCTACTCCGAACACACCTTCGTATTTACCTGAGTCAAGTACCGGGGCCTCAAAGTCAGGGTACTCGTCCTTACGAACCAGTTCCCAGCCCTCGCGCATTTTTGCGCTGACATTTTTAGTATCGTTGAAACCGCGGGTTTCCGCTCTAATCCAACGATGCTTATATCCATCCGGTGCAGGTGGTGCATCTAACATAGACGGGGGAGCCCACGGCTTACGCCTTGCCGCCTTCTCCCGAGTTTGTGTTGCGCGAGAAGTACGAGTAATGCC